TAAGCCTCTATAATGATACTGGTGGCTATCCGTATAATGTTGAAGACGTGTGCTGTGATTTTATTCGTTATCTTGAAAACTATGTAAAGCCTGGAAGTGATTATGGTCATCTAAATCTAGATGAAGTTTGGAATTCTAGCAAGCTCGTTCATCCTTATGGCAGACAACGCGCGATGCTAGAACTAGGGCTGGTAAAGACATTCAACGATTTCTCATTTCACCCTACGGGAGATAAAGTTATATCAGATGCTGGATTGACAGCAGAACAATACAAAAAGATGGTAAAATCCTTATAAGATATGTCACATGATACACACGTTATAGATGGCTTTAACAAAGACGTCGGTCTGATGTCACTAGAAGAAGCGAAAAGTTATTATCTTTCGTTGTGCGAAGGTTGGACTCCATACAACCTAAATCCAAAGGTAGTTGAACACGAAGGAGTGTTTGTTGTACGAGATGATCTGATCGTCGGTACAAAGACACGAGCTGGAGATTTGCTTGTTTCTAAGATCGATTCAGACACACTTGTATATTGTCAACCTCGAGTGGGTTTGGCAGGAGTTTCTTTGTGTGATGTTGCTCAGCGTCACGTCGGTAAAAAGGTTATACTCTTTATGCCATCTTCAAAGAAAATTTCTGTTCATCAGGCATGTTGCATCGAACGCGGAGCTCAAGCGCATTTTAAAAGAATCGCTGCTATGCCAAACTTGAATCTTTATGCTAAACGTTGGGCATCAGAAAACGGAGCATACTTTATTCCATTGGGTCTTAAGCATGAATTGGCCACGGCTGCTATAGTGCATGCTGCCTCGACCATAGAAGAGCCTGAAGAAGTTTATGTAGCCATATCGACTGGTGTTTTAGCTCGAGCTCTTCAGATTGCATGGCCTAATGCAAAGTTTACGTGTGTTGCTGTTGCCAGAAACTTAAAAGCAGGAGAATTGGGCCGCGCGCGTGTAATTTCAGAGCCTCTCGATTTTCCACAGCCAGAAAAACAAGAAAATCTGCCTCCGTTTCCTACCGTAAATACCTACGATGCCAAAGTTTGGAAGTATATTCCAAAAAATACTGGTCGTAGAATCTTAATGTGGAATGTTGGAACCGATCCAGTTCTTCATGATAAATCAATCATAGACAATACAGATTCATATCGAGATTGGAAAAAATGATTAGCAACAAAAATACTCTTGAAGACTTTATCGAAGACGGCGTAAAGTATAATAACATTACCTACGAAGGCACTGACCATAGCGTTCCGCTTAAAAATGGTAAAAAGCCGATAGACAGTTGGATGAGAAACTGGACACTAGATCAACGTCTAGAAAAGTTTTTTGAATTTTGTCATGCGTTTGATAAACGAGAAGACAAGCTATTGGCCGAAGACTATCAAATATTTTCTCATCGCTTGCATTGGCATGAGCATCCATTTTGTGATCTGATGCGTGGCATGAAGGATTTAAAAAATATACTATGGTACACTCTCGTATTTTCTTTTACCAACGAACATTGGGGAACACTAACTCATCTTATAGAAAATGGAATAGAATCTACGCGCGATCATTTTTCTAGAAATCGTCATGCTCGAAATGATCTGTTTCAGATATACTATCCGTTGAATACAAACGTGAAAGAATGGCTGTTGACCGGTCCGCTTAAAGCAGCAGAAGCCATGGCACACAAGTTGGAAAATCTTGAACGACCATACACGATGATGGAATTTGCTAAGATGATGGAAGCATACTTTAAGCAGCATCAAGGCTTTCGTTCTCCGCTCTATCCGTGTAAAAATGCTGCACGCTATCTCGCGATGTCATTTCCGAGCCTAGTAGATCCTGAAAGTGTGCTCTACGGAGGGACAGGACATTTCGACGGTTTGCATCAAATTTTTGGAGGCAAGAATATAAACGGCAAAGCACAATACTCCATAGACGGTGACGGTCAGTTTATTGCTGAAAATGATATGTGTAGACTGTGGCTCGAGCAGATGAAGATTTTATGCGAAGACTCTCGCAACCCGATGACTGCTCAAAAGATGTTAAATGTCGAGGATAAGACGTGCTTCATGTTTAAACATATTGCTATATCTCATGGCGTAAAATCTCCTACAAAACGTATTCCGTACAATTGGATTTTTCCTAAAGAATTTTCCCTTAAAAAATAGTTTACAAATCGAGTAATACGGTTTATAATAATAGCATGAAAGCTCTGTTAAGCTGTCCATTTAATTCTATAAGCGAAAGACCATCATCTCATCGATCTTCGCAAGGCGTAATCTATGCTGACATGATTCGTCAGTCTGGCGTAGATCTCGACATCAATTTTGGTGGAAAGATCGATGACTATAATCAATACGACGTGCTCTATGTCTATCATGGCAACGACTGGTTTGGAACATTAAATCTTTTCGGTGGTCTTGAAAAATATGCAAATGTTAAAAACGTAAGAGCATTTTCTAAGTTTAAGGGCAAAGTAATTTCATTGGCATGTGATTTTCCTGCATATCACGAGATGCTGGGTGAGAGAATCAAAAAAGCCAAGCAGGCAAACAAGCCTATTCAACCTGAATGGCTAGAAGTTGATCTGCATAATCTAGAGCAGATGTACACGCATGCTCCTACATTAAAGTTTCCACACATGACTTCTAAGCTTGTCATTGGTGACTCTCATTCGATTTGTATGTATCGTCCTGGCTGGACTGTCAATTCTATCCCGTTTAAAACGCTAAACGGCGTGTTAAATGATGGCATACGTGATACCATACCACACAAAGACTTGAAAGAGGTTGAAGCTTTGGAATGCTATTTTGGCAACATCGATATACGTCATCATTTGTGTAGAATATCACCCGATCACGTGCAAAATACCAAAGAACTTGTAAAGCGTTATGTAGATGCAGTAGAATCTTTGCCCGTAGATGATGTTTCTATATACGAACCGCTTCTCATCGAAAATCCTTCTCGCAAGCTGCCAAAAACCGGCTACTATAAAGGACAGCCATTCTATGGATCATGGCAACAACGCAACGAATGTCGCCAAATATTTGCAGATGAAGTAGAACGTTTGTCAACACGCGTAAAGTTAATTCGATGGACAGACTATCTTGCAAACAATCTTGGAGAACTCGAATTTGAAAAGATGGAAAAACCACAGTCAGTGCATCTGTCTAGAGAATTTTATCCGCATTGGACTGGCATAGAACAATCACAACAAAGTTCGAATAATAGTTTAGATTCGTTCTTTTTATAGTGTACATTTTACAAAGAATATATTATAATAGCAACACAACAAACAACATTATGTCATCAGTATTAGAAAAATTAAAAAAGAATTGTCGCATCAAAGAAGCCGAAGTATTAGCTGAAAGCTCTTTTTATATGGATAAAGATGTGACCAGCACGAGCGTGCCGATGATCAACGTTGCCTTGAGTGGCAGCATCGATGGTGGGCTTACAAGCGGACTTACTGTACTCGCTGGTCCAAGTAAACATTTCAAGACCAGCTTTGCACTTCTTATGGCAAGTGCCTATCTTAAAAAGCATGACGACGCATGCTTGATGTTTTATGACAGCGAGTTTGGCAGTCCTCAAGCGTACTTTGAAAGCTTTGGTATCGATACAAATCGAGTGCTTCATATTCCTATCAAGAACATTGAAGAACTCAAGTTTGATATCGTAAATCAGCTTGAAGGTCTCGATCGCAAAGACAAAGTCATTATCGTAGTCGATTCGGTTGGAAACCTTGCATCTAAAAAAGAACTTGAAGATGCGATGAATGAAAAGAGTGTTGCTGACATGACTCGTGCAAAAAGCTTGAAAGGCTTGTTCCGCATGGTCACTCCATATCTCACTCTTAAAAATATTCCACTTCTCGCAATCAACCATACCTATCAAACTCAGGAAATGTTTAGCAAGGCTGTAGTCAGCGGTGGTACTGGCATTACCTATTCAGCCGACAACATCTGGATCATAGGTCGTCAGCAAGACAAAGAAGGCACCGAAATTCAAGGCTATCACTTTATCATCAACGTTGAAAAGTCTCGATTTGTAAAAGAAAAGAGCAAGATACCGATTAGCGTAAGTTGGGAAGGTGGTATTCAAAAATGGAGTGGGCTGTTAGATATCGCTCTTGAGGGTGGATATGTAGTAAAACCAAAAAATGGTTGGTATGTCGCCTATGATCCTAAGGGTAAGACTGAACTTACTGGAAATCTTCGTGCGGCACAAACACTTACAAAAGATTTTTGGGAGACTATCTTTACAAAGACTGACTTTGCAACATACATCAAAGGCAAGTATACGATTGGCTTGAAGGACATGATTGATTCTTCTTCTGATGATGTAGTGTTAGAAGAGGAGGATGCGTGAAGACACTCGCTGACTATATAATGTTGCTTAAGGGAGCAATGCCTCTCGATATGTGTGAAGCACTTATAGAGACATACGACTCTATAAGTGAAAGCGATCCGCAAAAAGTCTATCGTAAAAATAAGATTTTAGACTTTCGTGAAATTAACATGTTGAATCATGATGCATTTAGGGATTTTAGGGTGCCAATGATGAGGCTCATGAAAGCAGTAAACAATCATTATTTAGAAAAGACTGATAATATATTAAGAGACAGATTACCGTGCTATGAGCCGCTCAAAGACTTTGAAGCTCCTCGTATAAAACGCTATGAGCCAGGCACTGGAATCTTTGATTGGCATACAGATCATTGTGATGTACCATCTAGCAAACGAGCTATCGTAATGTTTTGGTATCTCAACGATGTTGCTGAAGGCGGAGAAACCGTCTTTGATATTGGTACTGAAATCTCTATAAAGCCTGAAGCAGGAAACGTCTTATGCTTTCCTCCATACTATATGTATCCACACAAAGGAGCGACTCCAATTTCTAATCCCAAATATGTAATATCTTCATATGTCTGGCTGCCAGAAAAATATGGAAATTCTTGTGACTAATTATGCCTAGCGAAAATAGTGATTATATTTTTGTAGATGATCCTACAAACAATCAAATATCTGCTGTTAAATTAACTAGCGGCAGATACTCAAACGTTATTTACCGATACGGCAATATTCGCTTTAATGAAGACGCTGTTAATGATACTTGTACGCTGTCTTATGCGTATAAAATCATTTACAAACCTGAAAATCTTGGTACTATAGATCTAGACGAAGATGTGTCGTTTAAAAACTATATCGGCGACATCTTAAATGACATACTATCAAACAACGAATTTAAAATAGGCGGCAATGGAGAACAATCTTGAAAATATCATAATCAATAATCTTATTCACAATGAAAATTTTTGTCGCAAAGCATTACCGCATCTAAAGCCAGAATATTTTGAAGGTGAGAGTCGACTAGTCTATGACTGCATCCTAAAGTTTATTACAAAATATAATAAGCTTCCGAATTCTACTGCGCTTGCAATTGAATTTCAGGGCTCAGATGAGATACGACATCAAAAGGCACCAGAGGCACTCGCTCACATACAAACTTTGCAATCACCTCTCGCCGTAGAGAGTGAATGGCTGCTAGACAACACTGAAAAATGGTGTAAAGATCGTGCGGTTCATCTTGCTATTATGGAATCTATTTCTATAATAGATGGCAAATCAGCAGACAAAGCAGAGGGTGCGATTCCAAGCATACTCAGCAAAGCACTTAGCGTTTCGTTTGATACAAACGTAGGTCATGACTATCTTGAAAATGTCGATGGTCGCTATGAATTTTATCACAAGACAGAAGACAAGATTCCATTCGATCTTGAAATGTTTAATGTCATTACAGGTGGTGGCATTCCAAGAAAGACACTAAACATTATTCTTGCTGGCACTGGTTGTGGTAAGAGTCTAGGCATGTGTCACATGGCAGCCGCTGCTCTTGCTCAAGGACGTAATGTTCTTTATATCACACTTGAGATGGCAGAAGAACGTATCGCAGAACGTATCGATGCAAACTTGCTTGACATCAAGATTGACAAGCTAAAAGACTTGACTCATAAAGAATTTCAATCAAAGGTGTCTGCAATCGGTCAGCGCACTCATGGCAAACTTATCGTAAAAGAATATCCTACTGCAGCTGCTCATGTCGGACATTTTAGAGCGCTGTTGCTTGAATTAAAACTCAAGAAAAAGTTTGAACCTGATATCATCTATGTCGACTATTTAAATATCTGTGCGAGCAGTCGCATGAAAGGACTCGGTGGCAGCATCAATACCTATAGTTTGATCAAGAGTATTGCTGAAGAACTTCGTGGATTGGCAGTTGAATTTAATGTGCCTATATGGAGTGCGACTCAAATTACTCGAGGTGGATTTAACAATAGTGACGTTGAAATTACTGACACAAGCGAGAGCTTTGGTTTGCCTGCAACTGCTGACATGATGGTCGCCTTTATACGCACCGAACAGCTCGACAAGATGAATCAA